TAATTGTTTTTCAACAACCGTATTCATAACTGAAGGGTGGTCAACAATCATCTTCCATTGTAATGACCCCGTTCTACTAGTACTTTTATAAGTGTAAATAGGTTCAGGTCGACCCATAAAAACAGTTGTACCCCAATCAGCACTACTTGTATCATTAAACTGTAAACCATAAGGGGGGAACCACATTACCCTACCACCATTTGGACCTCTTTCACATACAGGTAAATCATCATAAGTATATCCAGGTCTACTTGAAGTTCTCCACGCCAAATTCTCAATAGAGAACATATATTTTTTAGCATACCCACCTTTACCATTCGCATCATCAGGGATAATATTTGTTGAATCAATCCCTTTTAATGGTGCAATATTAAGGTTATATGTATTATCTAATACTGAGTACGTAAATCGTCTACCTGAAGTTGTTATACCATCAGTTTTTTGTAAATCGGCGTAAGTATAATAAGGAGTATCTTTAGTAAATACACGACAATACTCAATACCTTTTTGAGAACCATCGGTGTTATCGGCATATGATAAAACTTTAGAACCTTTAGTCATTTCTCGATACCCATCGTGAAATACTTTACTAACTTGGTTCATAGCATTACCTACGTGTTTTAATCTGTTAATACCAGATACATTATCCGCAGAATCAATTAATCTTTGAGTATTATCTAATATTGAATTCTCTTTGAACTCAATGTTAGTAGATTCCGCTTTTTGGTAGTTACTTGAGATTTGATTAAATTCTTCATCTTTTGACCCCGAACCACCACCTGGTGTTGCTTTAAAACCTGCATTAGATTTATATTTAGGTGATACCCAAACTAAACCACCATCAATACCACCATCATCCGTTAATGATTTACCGGCTAAACCAAAATTTAATTGTTCTTGATTACCTTCAAATAAAATTGAAAGTTCTGAAGGTCCATAAACAGGTGATTCAACTTGTTGTCCATAAGGGTCAACAGGTATCGCATCTGAAGGTGATGTTATTGTACTTGGTTCTGAATTAGTACTACCAACATAATATCCACCTGACAATGTACCATTAGGATTAATAATACTTTCAGCTAAATTAACTACCGCTTGTGCAATACCTAATATACCACCAAAATCTTTTTTATAACCCGGTTGGTATCTATTGAAATCTAAATTATTAAATAAAACAGACCTTTGTCCATTACCTGTATTTGCTAAAAATATTTGTGACGGATTTCTTTTAATATTTAAAATAGGTCCTAAAAATCCACCTGTTAATTGATTAACAACATTTAAAGCCGTTGATGTTTGTTGTGTTTCTAATCCACCTTTAGTATTCTCATCAAAATAATCACCAGGAATAAATGACACCGGCCAATAAGCCCCCGATAATCTTGTTGCAAAATCAAACGCTGCGGTTACAGGTGATTCAGGAACTGTAATTCTCCAATTACGATATACCAAAGGTTCTTGTCCTGAAGCCAATAAACTAGCCTCAAATGGGTCTGACAATGATTGTAAATTAACTAACCCAATCGTGTTTTGATATATTTCAAAATTAATTCTTTCTTGAAATAATATATTCAATTGTTTAGCACCTAATTTAGCAATGAATGAATCACTTGACAATTTACCATTACTACCTGAAGGGTCTGTTGAAAGTAAAATATCGTAAGGTGAATATATTGACGCAATAAAAGTTGCGGGTGTTACTGTATTATCTAAGACATATGGTAAAAATAAATTGTTATTATTTTGAATGTCTAATGTATTATACACATAATTAAATTCACCACTTAATGGTATAAATTTATTTTGTATTAATGGGGATGTTGGTAATACATTTAGATATAAATTATTACCAAGAACTAAAGCACTTTCATTTGGTAAATAAGGTCCTTGATTTGAATTTACAGGTAACGGTATACCATTAAAACTTATATTAATATCATACCCACCACTTGGTCCAAATTGATTCAATGGGTATAATTGATTAGCAAATGGGTCATTTGCGATTAAATCTCCCGGTGAATCAACAACAGGTGATTGTGTTAAATTAATTTCATAATTTAAAGGTCCTGAAGGTGGTGTGTAAACACCATTAACAGTATAACCGGCTAAGTTTTTAGCCATTAATGAATCTCTAAACGATGAAGAAGATACAAATGATAAAGTACTATTTGGCATTACTTATTTGTTTTATATTATAAATAGATTGTTTTTTATTTTCTCCCCATATAACCTTTAGCACCATCATTAGTTTTTGCCGAATGTATTGTTTTGATAACCGCTTCACGTACCGCAGGGTCTTTTAACATTTGTTCTAATTGTTTAGTATCCATACCCGGAGGTGCATTTACTTCTAATTTAAGTACTAAATCACCTGAAACATTAGTTTTACTTTCAACATCTAACATTCTTGTTAATTCTTTTTGACTAATTCCTGAATTAACCGAAATATCTTTAAGAATATCCATTGATTGTGCGGGGTTTATTGATTTTAACGTAGATTTTTCTTCAGGGGTTACCGATTTAAGTTCGGTTTTTTCTTCAGTAAGTTTACTTCCATCTATTTTTTCAACTTTCGCTGAGAATTCAACAAATTTATCTAAAACTTTAACTACCGCTTTAGCATATACGTTATCACCATTAATAATTTTTTGTTCTTCTTCAGTTCCATATTTAGCAATATTTGATGTAACATCTTTAACACCTTTAGTAACACCTTCAACTGATGATTTAAACGCTTTTGCAACATCATCAAATGAACCTTCACCTGTTACTAATTTAGCTAAAGCTTCAGTAATACCACCAACATTTTTATCAAAACCATCTCTAATACTTTTAATATCTAATGATTTATCAAAAGTTTTTGCTAATCCTGTTACTATTTGTGATTCAGCATCTAACAATTTATCCGCAGTTTTAGTTCCAGCAATCGCCAAACCTGTCCTACCCGCCAATGCTTGAGTAGCATTCGCAGTATTTTTTGCATAGGTATTAGATTCTTTTAATAATTCTTCAGTTGTTTTAGGTCTAGATGCTTCTAAAAACTTTTTCAAACCTTCTTGGTCACCTCTAAATTGTTCTAAAACCGTATTAACATCTTTCATTTCCCCATCAACATTAATACCGATTTTACCATCTTTCATTTGAGAAATGTTAGCAATCATTGTTTTTTGTTCTTCAGTGGCAAAATCAGGGAACGAAATTTTTTGCATTTTAATATCTAACTCCGCACTCGCTTTTGACATTTTTGCGAATTCTTCAGTACTCATACCTGTAGCATCCGCCAATTGTTTCATTCTTCGAATACTACCAGGTGCGATTCTAATATTACCTTTTTCATCTAATTCTGTTAAACTAGCCCCCATTTGACCAATAGATTTGGTAAATTGTTCAGGGTCATTCATTGACATGTTCATTAAACTAATAGGGTCTAACAACTCACTTTGTGACACACCTAATCGTTGGAACGCTGCCGCCATATTGATAGCACCTTCAGGGTCAAATGCTTTATCAACAGTTCTCATTATAGTAGACATATCAACACGTAATGACGCACTTGTTGCTGCCATCTTCGCTAATCCATCAACACCACCTTTAAAGTTATGTGAGTCCAATGCGTCCATATTGGATAAAACACCTTCAGTAACCGCCTTAATACTAACACCCAAAGACCTTGCGGTGTTAAATACTTTATTCATTTCCTCACCTATGTTATAGGTTGAATAACCAGCGTCAACGAATCCTTTAGTTAATGTTTCAATACTTGTACCCCCTACAGTCGCGGCAGCTGATAAATCATCAATATAATCGGCCGTCATCAATATATTTCGACCCGTAGTTTCAATTAATGATTTTTGAGCATCTTCAATATCCTGCCAAGTACCACCAACAGATGCTACCGCAGCATAAGCGTCAGTCATTGATTGTTTAATAGATGAAGCCGATTCACGACCAACACCCATTATTCTTGCAATATTTGAATAACTATCTTCAGTTTTACGAACTTCTCTCATAATACCCTCCATTGTGGTATTACTATCAATCATATCTTGAAGTTTTTTATACGCTCCTGATAACCCTTCTTCTAAACCACCAATTGATTCATCATCTCCAGCCATAATATAATTCTTTTATATATAAATACACCAAAGGATTATTTTTCCTTTGGTGTATAATCTTCAACAATTCTTTTTATTATATATTTTCTAACGTATGTTGGAATAGATAAGAACTCATTATATTGGGTTCTCAAAACTTTTGACATAAGGTAATATTCTTCAATTAAATGTTGACCATAATTAGAAGAAAGGTCGAAAAAAGTCCACCCCAAAGGATACATTAAATGTAACCAATTCTCCTGACGGGGCGATAACTTGTCTTTTTAAATCTAATTGAGGTACATTCTCTTTTAAATATTTTCTAATGTATTTAGAATCCATTATTGGTAAGTTATTAATAAACTCTGAAATCACACCTTTATCATCATTACCATTAACTGAAATAATTTCCTTATTTAATCTTTGTGTAATCAAAGGTGCAGTAATACCTTTTGGATATTTTTCCATTAAATTCTCAAGTTCGATACTCTCATAAAAAGTAATTGGTTTTAATTTAACTTCAGCACCACTTTTAGGTAATGTAGTATTGAAGTATCCCTCATTATCCGGTTTTTCATTAACCTCTTTCATTTTAATCACATCAACAACTTCAGTGTGTTCAAACATTTTACTTGTTTTAGGGTCAATTAAATTAACTGTATACTCAGGACCAAATGATGAATTTCTCATAAACAATAAAATTGCTTCAACATCACTTTCAACCAATTCATCAGGTCTTAACTCGTGTTCATAAATTTTATTTCTTAATAACGTCATAACAATACTTTCTTTGTTATTATTAGTCATTAAATAATTCTCATCATTTGCGGTCAAATAACCAACCTTAACCGATGTTTTTTTTGATTTATAAAAAATACCTTGAGTTGGTAATTTAACAACATCATGTGGTAAATTAAACCCCTCGGTTCCGGCCTTTAATAATTCTGCATCCATATATTATCTTTTTTTTTAAATATAGTTTACATTATTTTTTATTAAAGGTATTAATAAAAAAATCCACGCAAACCAAATTACGTGGATTAATATTTTATTATTTTTGTTTAATTAGTAAACTAATATACAACGGTCAGGACGTAATGTTGCATTGATTTCAGCAATACCATCAGTACTATACCCTAATGAACCAAAGTCAACATTCATTAACCAAGCACCTTCTAAAATCCATTTTTCAACAACAACACCTGTAGGGTCTAACAACTCTAAGTCAACATTTTTCTTATAACCCGCAGCATAACCCATACGTCCTGTTACTGATTCAGCACATAAACGTACCCATTCCATCAATGCTTGTGACGCTGAAGGACCAATCGGGTCTCTAAACTTAACACTTATCTCACCCCAAGTAAAACGACCAGCAACATAAGTTGATGTATTTAAGAATTGAATCTCTGTTGAATTTATTGTTAATTTAGGTCTTGATGTACTTTCCACAAACCACTCATTAATACCTAATGTTGACGGAAAACGTAAGATAAAACGGTTCTGTCTTTTAGGTTCGTATGGTATGGGCATTTTCATTAATAAATCAGCCATCTTATAAATTTTTAATTTTTATGTTTATTTTTATATATAAATATCTTTTGAAAGATTTTTCTATTTACTTTTAATTTTAAAAAAATTATCTTTCTAGTAATAAATATCTAGTTATTAATTTTATTATATTATTAATTATAAATAACTAATTATTTTATTAATAATATAATTTTCTAGTAAAGATTCGGAATCCGCTTTGTCGTTAATTCTACTAATCACAATTTTTTTCATACCACCTTCTGATGTGTCTTTAACAACAAAATGAATTTCAGGATACATCTTTGAAAGTTCATCCTCAATATGTTTTACCATACTTCTAACATTACTAACATCGTCATCTGAGAAACCTAATGAAACTGAACCATATTTTCCACTGTCAATAAGTTTACCTACTTTGTTATAAACTTGTTCTAAGAAATCAGATAATGCTAATTTTTTATTGTGTTCAGGACTAGACGCACCTTTACTTGAATCTAATTTAAATCTTTGACCGAATTCTTTAGATGACACAGGATAGTATTCACCTTTTTCATCTAAATACACATCAATCAATTGTGAATCATTTAAATCACCTGTTTTATAAAACCCACCAATCTCTTCGAAATCCAAAACATCTTTGACATTATTAATCATTTCTTGTTTTTCTTGAGGTGTTAACGCTATATTGATAAATAATTTAACACCTTTTTTTATAACTTTAGGACTATGACCTCTTGCAGTTATAATTGAAAACGGGTTAGCGTAAATTAATGTCTCTTTAAATTTCTCAAAACTTGGGGAAAATCTATTTTTTTTAACCGCTTTAATTGTGTCACTTAAAAATGTCTCAGGATGTGTGAAATCTCTAAACGGGTCATCATCAAATCCAACAATGTTAGTATCTTCATACTCAAAAGGTTCTTTACCTATTAAATGTCTGTATTCCGCAAAATGGTCTGTTGGCATACCAATAGAATTACCTTCATCGTCTTTAAGATATATTTTAGTTGGCATCCCTAAAATGTTATCATCCCAATCTAAAGCGTATAATCTTAAATTTCTTTCTTCGGTAACTTCTCTTAAAATTTTTTTTATTAAATTTCTATTACTCATACTAATAAATATTATTATATAAAAAAAAGGGAGAACTTGTCTCCCTTTTTATTTTTGAGTTATTTTTTATATATTCTCAAACGACGCACCTGTTGGAGTGATGTAGAATGTGATATCAATGAACTCTAAAGATTTAGTTGGTTTAATATAAATCTTACCTGTCATTTGATTTCTATCTAAATCAGCCGAGTCAGATGAAACTGTCACTCGGAAATCATAAAGACCTCTGTCTCTTCTGATTGAATCCAAGATAGGGTTAACCGCATTTAAGAAATCTTGTCTTACTTTTTGGTCGTTTTGTTCAAACAACAATCTCACAGAAACCGCTGAAATCAACTTACGAGCTTGTAGTAACAATCTTCTTACGTTAATTCTATC